TCGAACTTAAAGTTTTCTTCCATGAGAAATTGTCGTTCCTCAGCATCTAAGTGAGGTTTAGTTGTTCTATAATATTCGTCAAGCGCTGTTAGATTATCCATTTCTTCGTAGTTTCGGTTTAACCTAACATAATCTTCTACGCTTCCGCCAGTATCATTTACAAAATCAACTAGCTTTTGTATATTTTCTGGTAATGCCTGACCAGTAGCAGCTGCTTGCCCTATGGCTTCGTTCGCTGCTTCTACAGTATTGCTTACTTCTTGTTGGACACTTTGTTCGGCAACTTCTTCATTTGTTGCTTCGACGTTTTCTTCGCGTACTTCTTCGCTAGCTCCGGATTCGTCGCGAACAGGTACCTCATCTGTGTTTTGCTCCTGAACGGCATTTTCTAATTCATTTATTTTGTTCATATCAAGAACAATAGTACCATCATCTTTATAAGACACTGGAGACTCTTGCTCTACTACTTCTTCTTGTGGTTGCTCGTTTTGCGGTTGCTCCACTTGTTCTTCAGCAGTCTCTACGCTTTGAACTTCTTCAACGTTTTCGTTTTCTTCCATAATATATAATATAAGTTAATAGTTATCTAGGGTCAAAGCCACCTAAGCCTATACCACCACCAAGTATATCATTACCTGATGACTCAAAGTTTTTAGGTGGTGCACCTGTCTTTCTTTGTTCTATAAGTTCGCTTTGTTGGCTAGCTTGTATTCTAGTTCTTTCATCTTTGCGATCTTCTTTTTCTTTTTCTTTGTTACTAGTTTTATCAAGATCCATTTGCTTTAAGCGCATGTTAATTTGGAACTCATGATCCATAAGCTGTTTTTTAACATTAGCTTCATGGCTGATAAGCTGTGTTTTTGCCTGCGTGCGTATTTGCTCAAGCTGCGCGTTCATTTGCGTCATCGCTTGTTGTTTTTGTACTTCTGCTTGAGCAGCGACTTGCTGTGACTGAGCGTTAGCTTCAGCTTGCGCTTTTATATTTTCTTGTTGACGCTTTTGATCATCATCAAGTTTTTTCTTTCGTCTAATCTTCAACATTTGATTAGCAAGTCTTACGTTTCTAATCTCACGTAAGTCTATAGCGTCAGACAAGTCTATACTGTTTTGTTGTAGCGCTTGTTGTATATTGTTTTCTAACAACTGTTTTTGCTCATCATCTGGCGCTAACTCTATAAATATACCAAAGTCATACAGGTGTAAGTTAGCCATTTCTTCAAGTGTACCTACGTTATGCGCGCCAACAGCTTGAATAAAAGCATCTTTTGTAGGCGAGTACTCTATTATATCAGATATTCTAAGTGATAAACTCTCAGATACAGACTTAGTTAAAAACAAGCCTGCTTGTAGTATGTGCCTTGTGGCTGTATTACTATTAGCGGCAGCTAGCTTTTGAACTCCTACTAAAGCATCTTTTGCTGGAGTACTACCGTCACGAGCTTCGTTAAGTCCGGTTGTATCACGTATCATTTGCATGTAATAGTTGTACGTGCCTATTAAGCTTTGCATCTTAGCACCACCACTACCACTTTGTATTTCTTGTATTGGCACTCTACCTGGGTTACCCTCGCCAAGCTCGTTCATTGATCTACCAATAACACTACCTGTTTGAAAAAACATGTTTAAAGCTTCTTGTGGGTTATAGTTTGTGCCGTTACCTAAATCTATTTCAGCCAAGCCGTCAGCATCAAGATAAATACCATCAGGTATAAGCCTTGACATGACTTGCTGCAGTTTTAAGTGTGTTAGCTGTATCATATCTGCAAAGCCAGTTATACGACCAACTAAACTTTCTATACGGCCATTGTACATACGCGGAGCTACAATAGAGTAATTCATTTTTACTTTATTGAAATCACTCTTAGGTCTCATCATGTTATCTACTTTCTGCCACTGTATAAGTATATCAGTACCTATAATAAAAGCGCCTTCAAATAAGCACTCTACAGTTTTTTGTAGCTTTATAAAATTAACTTGCGCGTCTTTAGGTGGGTTAAAAGTATCATCTTTTTCTATAACTTTCATAGCACCAGTTGCAGTCTCTTTTACTTTGTACGTGTTGTTCATATATGTTTTATAATTAAAATATAAAACTTGAACTTTATTATTATCTGTTTCTCTACCGTACGAGTATTTTCTTGAGTATCTACCTGAAGTTTGGTTGTTAGAGTTTAATATCTTTTTTATTTCGTCTTCTTGTAAATCTGGAAATTGCTTTACAAGCTCGTTAATAGGCACATCTTTCACTTCACCAACATAGTATATATCTTCAAAGTAAGGTGAATCTGTGTACGAATACACTAAATCAGCTGGATCAACATATTCTACTATAGCTCCTTCTGATGAATTAAAGCTAGTTTTTACAGCACCAATACCTAGTACAGTTAAATCATAATTAACTCTTTTTCTTATAAGATCATAGTTGCTACCATCAAGCAGTACGTTTATAGCTTGTTCTTCTGCTAGCTCTACAGCTTGCTTGTAAGTTAGCTGCATGTGTAACTCTAGCTCTTCTTCTGTTTCTGGTAGTTTATCTTCTGGAACTGTAGCTAAATCTACATTAAACGTATCTTTGTAGAATTTATTAAAATCTTTAGTACGCATTTCATCAAGCATGCGCTGCATGTAATCAGTTCTTTTTTGTACGCCGTAAGGATCTTGTGAATAAGCTTTTATATCAAAAGTTCTTTCACTCATACCATTTACAACAATATCAACAAACTTAGGTATGACAGGCACGGGCTTCCAATCTAAATTTAAGTAGCTTAAGTCGCCATTTACTGACAACTCATCTTTGTATTTTTGTATACCTTGCTCACCTCTTGCGTATAATCTTAACTTGTGAAACGTATTTTTATTATTGTAATATCTACTACTAGAATAATTATTACCCATAGTGTTTGACTCAAACCACTCTTTTTCTATAGCTTTTGCTATTTTCAAACCGTAGTCAGGTAGTATTTTTTCTAAGTCACTAACAGCTTGACTAGGAAAATAATTTTTATATACTGATTCAGCCATATTTAATTTTTAATTATTGTCGATGAATAACCATCGTTTTTATATCTAGCAATATTTATATTAACTTTTTGTCTTTCTACTTTAACATTAGGAGCATACAAATGTCTATTACAACCCATTATAGCTAAACCAGAGCTTATAGAAGCATCAAACTTTGTTCTTCTATTTATGTCAAACTTTGCCCAGTCGTTTAATGTATCGTTAAAATACATCGATCCGTATCTACCGTTTTCTATGTGACCAACATGATCGTTAATATACATTTCAATGGCGGCAGCGTGAGCTTGCTTTATATCTTCACTAGAGTTTGGTATACCACCAACTTCTTTTTCAGCAACAGATAATTTGTTCCAAGTTTTATCAGGTCTGTTCATACTAAAACCTCTATAACCTCTACGTCTCAAGTAATATAGTAATCTTGGTTTATTATTTTCCGCGAGCAATGGCATACCGTAAAACACTAAAGCCATTAATACATCTTCAAAAAACATTTCAGCGGTTTGTGGTCTTGCTATATATTCTAAAAAAAATGCGTTAGCAGGAGCATCTTCCATACTAAACTTAGTTAATCCATGAAGAGATCCGTTGGATCCTCTACCATCAACAGTACCACTAATATCATAACTATCGCAGCCAAAAGCTCCCATATGCTCGTTCCCAGGATATTTAACTCCATTTTTTATTATTAGTTTATTTTGTAAATGCGGTTGTGGTGTCCAAGATATTTTAAATCTACCTTGTGGGTTTGGGTGGAATATTACGTGGGTATCTTTAACTCCATTAGCCCACTGAAAATTACCAGTGTTAATTACAGCTGAGCTAGTTACTCCTTCGTTGTAATCTATTTGTTCGTATATTTTAACTAAATTAAATATACTATTTTTTGTTTCATCTCTAAATGCATGCTCTTCAGTTCTTGGAAACTGCCTATAAAATTCGTTTAATGCGTCTTGGTCGTTTTTTAATCCTTCAACTTCATTTTGCCAATGATCTATTACGCCAACATCTATTAATTCACCGTGTGGTCCGTATACATCATCGCTAGGGTTATTAAATGTAGGTTGTCCGTATTCGTCAATAAATCCTTCAAAGTTCCATTCCATTGGCATAAACAAAGAATATAAGCCAGACTTTGTTTGTCCATTTTTATTTCTACTTCTGACATCTGAGTCATCGTATAGTTTTTTAAAATTATTACCTCCTTTATCTAGCGAGTTACTCGTAGATCCCATCATACACTTACCAACAATACGAGCACCTAGTCTTAAACAAGTTTTAGTTACTCGCCAGTTGTTTAAAATATTATCAGGTCTTTCCCACTTACCACTTTCATCGTGTACTAGCAGATTAAGCTTTTCACCATCGTAGCTGTTATCACCTGTGTTTTTCCAATCAATAGTAGTATCAAGTCCAACCAGCTCTTCCTGCTTTTCGTTTGCAGTAATTTTTTTA